TTGTTTTTTGTATTATCATTATTTATCGCTTTCATTTTTATGATAAAAACTAATTTTTAAAGTATTGTCGCTGCCTTGCATTACATTAACAACAGCATAGCTGTTTTCTGGAGTTATGTTGTTAGCTTTAAGTAATGAAAGTGGGAATGTTATTCTTCCTCTTTTATCTAATTTTAATTTGGCTATATTCATAATTAATAGTCCTTTCCGTAAATGTTAATTTGTTTAAACTCTTTTTTTATATCGATTAAAAGATTCATTATTTCCTTGATATAATCCTGATACAATTTATTTATAGATTTTTCTCCAGTATGATTACTGTGTTGTATTGTTGTAGAATGTATATTATTTAATATATCTTTTATTTTTGAAATCTTTTTATCTATATTCATTTAAAATCCTTTTAATAGGGGACTAACGCCAACCAGTCCCCTATTTTTCACTTATTACTAATTTTATCCCAATGTTTTACCAAACATTAGTTTAAGTTATTAGTATTATCCTGTTAAACTCTTTAAGAGTTCTAACAAGTCTTTGTATCGTATAGTTACCAATGGTTCTTTACGATCTTCTTTGAGAATTTGTCCATAAACCTCTTCGCAAGGCTTAAGGTAATCAGCTATAGACTTCCTACCTTTTACTTGAAACTTAAATAGTTTTTTTATTTTAGGTATGTCTATAGTCATATCTACTTCTTCGTGCCAGCCTAGGGATCTACCATCAGATCCCCAAGCTCTACGGGACTCAAACCCATACCCTTTGGCAAGGTTGACGCACTCTCGTTCAATTCTGTTTCCTTTCTGCTTTGGTGCTTTTCCACTCATTTGTATACCCTTTTTATTACACAAATATATGATATTTTCTAAAATGTAGCACTGTCTTTTTCGTAATTGCTTTCTATGTTATGCAGCTCTTCTCTTACTTCGTTCTGCATTCCGTGTCGTTTATTCCAAAGTTTACCTCTTAGTCCTTTGTCTATTTGTTGTAACTTTTGACGACATCTTCTTATAGATTCTGATGAAGGTAAATTACCTTCTGCTATTTCGTTTAGAAAATCCAAAGCACCTTCAGTTATATTTGGTGATGTTATATACCATATATTAGCTATCAATCTATTGTCATCATCTCTAAGGTGCGGATGGTCTTTTAACAGTCTTCTTACAGTATCTATTGTTGATGTTTTTATGAACTTACTTCTCTGCATCGTTATCCTCCCATTTTATAGAATTATCTAAATAAGATATTTCCCATATTTCGTGCATAAATGGTTCCCCCATTGTAGAATGAACAGCACCGTCTTCACCTAAAGCTATCATAAATCTGTCTTCATTTTCTCCAATGAATTTTTCAAATTTATCTACGTCTGGGTAACCATTATACCATTTCCAATATTCTGCTCTCATATAAAAGAAATCTCTTTCATCGTCTTTAACAGGATTATTTTCACTTGTTTGATCCCATTCGTTTATTATTTTAAGTGCTTTCTTTTTGTCCTTTAATGGAACTCCAGCAATCACTTCTGATCTGTATCCCATAATTATTTCCTTTCGTATATATTTGGGTTTTGTCTTTTTTCTAAGTTGTAAGGTGAATCTTCTCTAAATAAATATTCATAATCAGATTCTATTCCTCTTTTAACTTCATATAATTGTTCTAGCAGCCACTTTATTTCTTCATACAATTCTTTTTTTGAAAATTCGTATGCTAATGAAGTAGCTACTATTTCTATTTTTTCATCTAAAGTCATTTAATACCTCATTACTGGTAATACTTCATCTATTTCTAATTCATAATTAAACATCCACAATACTCCACCGTCATTACCTTCATCATCAGATTGGGGTGTTACCCATACTCCATTATCCAGCTTGAATGAAACTGGAGAATTATACCAATAACAATCTTCTGTTTCTTCAGGCGATATATACTTTACTTCTACAATCTTTCTTCCAAGCAGTAGTTGATTAGCTTTATGATTCCAGTATTTAAGTATTTGCTTTTGAAATTCCTCTCTTGAAAGTTTTTTATGATCTGGAAATTTCATTCTTCTTCTCCTTGATCTTTAAGTGTTAATGGTTTATTCATATCCACACCGGGAATTATTTCTTCCTGTGATGGCATACCTAATAAATTCCATATATTTCCTAAGTATTTTCTTCCTTCTACGCTCATTTTTTGAAAATCTACTCTTTCTAAATTTGCTAGATTTTCTATTAACTGAGACATTCTTTTGCCTTTTGGCATTGGTTTTATTTTCATTTAAACCACCTATTTTTTACTGTGAATGATGTGAATATTTCTAGTTTAGTTATTCCTATTTCAAATATGATTGAATCATCTCCTAATGTTTTATGTGATGAAAATCCTATTCCCAATAAGAGTATACTAAATATTATTATTTTATAGTTCTTTGCGTCAAAAAGCAACAAATCATCAACAGGTTTATCTATACTTACTATCTTAAGCAAGGGGAACCCTAGAAATTGCCATTCATTTACCTTTTTCATTATACCTCCTTTCTGTTGTTAATTTTAAAGTGAGGGCAAGCCTGACAGCCATTTTTAGACAGGATTCCGAGTACTCACGCTACAATACCCTCACTTACAATAAACACAATCCGGCTTTATAAAGTTTCCTTTGCACACAGTCGGTTTTATTACTGTTGGCTTTATGTGTTTATTAATTTAATTTATCAAATGTAAAAGTTTCCCAGTTATAATTAACAATAAGCTTAAAGCTAGTTTCGTCTCTTGCTTTCAGTGACTCTACAATTCTTTGCTTACTGTCTTTATTACCCTCGAAACTTATATATTGATCTGATTTTTGCTCTATAGCACTATTACCTTTACCACTATGAACATCTAAACGCTGACCATCTCTTATTCCATAAGAAGCACTTTTGGATATATGATGTACTGCTAATACAATTACATCTTGCTTTATAGCTATATCCTTTAATCCATTTGCTATAACTTCCTGTCTAGCAAAGTCGTCTTTACCAGCGTATTTAGCTGGTACTCTATCAATTGTATCAATCACTATTATTCTAGCCTCACTTTCTCCTATAAATGCTCCCAATTCCTGAATATCAGGACTAGAGCATTGAAGTTTTATATGAGATATTGATTCTATGGCGTTTTTAGCAAAATTTGGATCTTTTAGTTTTTCTAGTGTTCTTTCTTTAGTCTCACTTAGTCCAGCTTGAATAAATCTTCTAGTCATTGTCTCATCATCTACTTCTAGTGAAAAGAACAATGTCTTTATTTTATTAAGCTTTACTACTAAGTATTGTATAAATGCTGTTTTGCCTAAACCAGTGTCACCTATTAAAGTAATAAGTTGACCAGCATTAAACATATGTCTCTGTGGTAAAAACGGAAATACTTCCTGTAGATTAAATGATCTGTCTTTGTAGTCAGAGTTTATACTGTCTATAAGTTTGTTTACCATATCTTCTGCAGTAAGTAATTCTGCTGTTTCGTCTAGGTTCTTGTATCTGAATAATATGCACTTGCTATCGCAGTATGGTTCTAACGTAGGATGATTACATCCATAGTTATAGTCACTTTTGAATACATCAGATACTATTTTGCTTGTTTCTTCAGCAGGTAATGGATTATCCATTCTAGCCATATAAGCTCTAGCTAAATTATCACAACCGTGTTTATCCAATCCCCACTTTTTACGCCAAATACTAACTAATGCTAGTAAATGTTTATGTCTGTGCTTTGCTACATAACCAGCATTATATATGTGCTGAGCACAAGTAATATATCTGCTGGTTTGTCCTTTTGCGTTATCAAACACTTTCCTTACTTCTGCTGTATTCTTACGGCTTATATCCATAGGAACGCAAGAAGGTAAGTTTTCGTGTTTTATTGGAGTTGGATGTAGGTTGTTATTTATGCTTGTTGCTAATTGTGATATTATTTCATAGTCGTATTCTCCAAAATCCATATGATGTATTGGAACTTTAAATAGTTTGGATTTTATATTATAAGAATATCCTGACCTTATTAATCTTCTGGAGTCGTATATTAGATCTATACAATCTCCAAAGTCTCTTTGCATTGTAGCACGAACTTGCTTAGCTATATTAATAGAAGGTTCAAATCCGTATACATTTGCAAGATGTATATGAAACCCAGTACCAGAAAACCATATTTGATAATGGTTATCTTGTATACCTAGGCTTACCATTTTATCTTGCAATTTATATACTGCTTTTTTAGTTGCTTCTCCTCCGTCTTCTCTGTCTTTAACATAGTCTACATCTATAACTATTTTATCAATAGCTTGTACTCCGTTAAATCCAGTTACAGTTTCATTTTCAGCTACAAATGGTACAATATCAGGTGCATAAAGAAACATACTTCTGTATATTTCTTTACCTGCATTTTTTCTTGCTATGTCTGGAAATTCTTCTACCTTACACAATTGGTTTCTGTTGCTAACACTACCAGTTGCGTATTCTAAATACCATTCTTTATTTTGCATTGTTATTCCTTTTTTAATTAGTACGAAGGGCATAAATTACGTTTACTGACATATCTTATACCCTTGTACTTTCTACCACTCAACTAACATTAAATGTCTAAATCAAAATTACTGTCTGATTGAAGTGGGTTGACGCTTTCAGCAGGTTTTGATTCTTTAGAATTGTTTCCAAGGTCAAAATCAGTTGAAGGATCATCAGATTCGTAGTTTTTAATCCAGCCGTTCTTTACATCATTAAGAACTTTTGTTTTCAAAGTTCCGGGTAAAGCATTTGAAGGTGCTACTATTGAATAAGTATTCCAGAATGGTTTACCACTCTTTTTTATCTTATTTGTTTTGTAAGCAGCTACCATAAATTGTTTACCTATAACTTCATCAAATAGGTTATCAGGTAAACTGTATCCGTCTGACATCATTAAATTCTTTTTTCCTAAACAGGACTCAAAGAATGTTTTTACTTTAAATGCTGATCCCCAAGATTTTGGATCTGTTACAGGTAAGTTTTTTCTTACATTTCCAAATACTTCTAATGTTTTATCCCAACTCTGTCCATCGTTGTACTCAACTGTTAGAAACATATCGAAATGAGGTTTATAACTTCCCCAAGTTTTATCAACATCGTATTCTACACTTACTGATTTTACAGTTCCTGTAGTTTCGTGTATCGCTGGCATCTATTTTGCCTCCTTGTTTTTCTTTCTTAGTTCCTTGATTTTCTTATCCAATTTATTAATAGCAGTTTCTGCAGCTTCTTCTGTTGGATTAGAATCTATCAACTTCTTTACTTTTTCCTGAGTATCTGTTCCAGCAAATACTGGATCTCTACTCATTCTTTCTAGTTTAACATTTTGATCAACTGTTATGTGCCCTTCTTCAGTGGCTTTTCCATTGACCAATGTTTCAGGTCTATATTCTAAATCACGGATGTCTTCATTAAACCATAATTCAATTCCAAATCCTGTTAACATACTACCAGCTTTTGCTATACAACGTCTGATAGTATTTTCTATTTGTGCTGCATCTGGCTTAGCTGCAGCTTGCATCCTAAAGTCACGAACTGCTAAACATTCTGTATGTTTGTGTTCATCTCCGTCTTTATCTTGTACAGCTAATGTTACTTTTACCATTGCTGTACCATTTGGTAACAGCATATAAGGTACTGTAAAGCTATTTTCGTTAATACATACAACATATTCGTGTACGTTATATTCAACGTATTGAAAGTTTTGTTTAATTCTGTCGTGTACTACAGCCCAGCTTAAGTAATCAGCTGAAAACTTTCCTCCGCCTTTACTTTCTACATAGGGTTTGTATTCTTCATTCCTTAGTGTATTGTAGAATGTTTGTTTTTCCATTTATTATCCTTTTGTTATTTATAAAATGTTACTATAAATATAGAGAGCAGTACTTATATAGGATATGCGGATTCCTAGATGTGTGTGTAGTAGGTAGTACCACTCTCTATGTTATTTATGCTTGACCGTTTACTAAGTATTTAGTATCATAAGTAGAAAATCGTGAAGCTATATTAAATGCTTTAACTTTATACTTATAAGCTGAACCAAATTGAGTAGCTTGTACCCAATCTTTATATTGCTTATCGTGAGTATAATATTCAGTTATAGCATTATAAGCATCCCATAATGTTTCACCTTTATTACCTTTACCATTGTAGAATAAATCTACCAGTCTCTCGTATACTGGCTTAGCAGTATTTCTTACAAATATCTTCATTTCTGGTATACTTGTTTTATGTCTGTCTTTTAGGAAAGGTATTACAGCTTCTAGATATGTATCTAGTAAAGCTGGATTCATTTTAACATCTTGGAATCTGTTCATATTATCTATAGCTGTACTGAAGTTTCCTTCGCTTTCAGCTATTGCTTTCTTTAGATCCATTACTTTTTGTTTGATACTACTTGTATGTTTTAGTCTGTATTCAAATGTACCTTTTTTGCTTAAAGCATAATCAAGTGTATTGTAACATACTATTCTTACCATTGTATCTCTAAAGCAATTACCAGTACTTCCATCGTGTGACGTAAACATAAATACATAACGATTTATTTTATCATCACCTACTGTGTATTCATCTGGTGCTTTAGCCAAAACCCATATCTTTTTACCTTCTTGTACTGCTCCAGCAGTTTCAAGTTTGAATCCCATATCTATCATAGGTTCAAATGGTTCAAAAGCATCTTTGTTTTGTAGTACTTCGTATCGTTCAGAAACATTACCTAATGGTTTGTCTTTATCTTCCCTTATTGTTACCCAATGTTTTGTAGGTGTAAATATTCCTATATTATTTTCATAATATGTTGCCTTTTTTACTACGTTCCAGTTTAAACCAGCTAATTCTATAGCATCTTTTATACTGGGAGCATCTTTTACCATTACTCCTCGTTTGTGCCAAGGCATTTCTCCTACATACATCATTGTATCTATATAATCTGGCATTTTATTCTCCTTTCAGTGGGGTTATTTTACTTTCAAATATTTTCATTCTTGTGTGTGCAGCACCATTTTCAATTAATTTACCTTCATCGTACAATTCCTTATACATTTTATGTAAAGCTCTAAAGGTTAATCTTGTTGGTGGTGTTTTTTTGTATATTTCTGTAAATATAACTTTTTTGTTTTTAGATTTTTCTTCTATATTATTTTTAACACTCAATGTCATTTTGTATCCCTTTTGGTTTTTTATCAAATAGTTTCATACAATTTTCAGCTACATCTGTTAATCTTTTATAGAACTCAATTGTCTCTTTGTCTCTTGTGTCTATATGATCATAACGATATGCTTTTAATGCGTCTATTATAGCCTGTATCTCATTTTTATTGTCAAATGCTATAGCAGGTCGCTTGTCTGTTGATTTGCCTATTTTAGGCATATTATCCTCTCTTTCTTTTAAGTTTGTCGTAAATAGCTATAAACCCTAAAGTGCTTATCATCAGCAAAAATAGTGATAATGTAACAATAAATATGTTCATTATTACTTCTATTAACTGTATTATTATCATATTTAATCCTGTTCGTGTATGATAACACCAGTTACACCATAATCATCCATATTTTCTATTGTTCTTATCACATCTTTGCTTGTTTGATTTTCTTTTGTTTTTAATGTTGCTCCGTCAACAATTAACTCTACTTTATATCTTTTAGTGTTTGTTATTGTTTCAGCAACAGCTTTAGAACCGCTTTTAACGGCTCTAAAGCATTGATTTACTGCAAAAGCTGTATATCCTAACCCTTTTGCTATTCCTGTGTACAGTTTAACGCTCATTTTAACTCCTCAAGTTTCTTTACAGCATCTTCCATTCTAAGTAATCTTTTAGAAAATCTAGCTTGTGTTTTTTCTAATTGATAGTTTAGACTGTCGAATTTTGACCACAATTCATCAATTTCTTGTGATGTTTGTTGCATATCAGATATAGCATATTGAAATTGCCTTATCAAATATGCTCTTTCTTCTTTTTTGTAACTTGGATGAGCAATAGGTTTTAACGATTCCATAAAACTGGTAATTCCGCTTGTTTTGTTTTTTGTGTCAGTTTCTTTGTTCATTATTTAAAATCCCCTTTTATTTTATCTTGAATGTAATTGTCAATGCGATCTTCGTAATAATCTATTTCTTCATATACTAGATCGTGTTTCATTGGTTCACCTCTTTCGTGTTCTAAGAAACATTCAGTGCAGTATTCTACATCTACAAAGTGTTTCTTATCAGTAGAAAGTATGTGTACTTTGCTGTTTACTACTTCCAGTTCAGCATCTGGATGATGTTTGCATTTCATACGTATCCTCTTTTATTAAACGATAATCCACAAATAAAGAAAGCAGTACTTATTAAAGTAGTACCGCTTTCTCTTTACCACTTACCTAAAAAAATAAGGGATGTCAAAAGGAGGATTATAATGCCATCATAACACCTTGAAGTCCTTACGGATACTTCCATCCCTTAATTCAACAATATTAACACTTACGTCTTGTTAATAATATTGTTTATATCTTATATATAAGTTAATATTTTATAGTCTATTTGTCAAGAATATCTGTAAAACTAGATTCCTATATTTAATGCTTGTTTCTTGTTTTAAGTTAGTTGAAAGTATAACGGGTTTCGTGAAGCGAAACACATTTTTTTAATAAAAGAGCCACACATATGTGTAGCTCTTTTATTTCCGTTAACTATGATCTGGTAGCAATCATATATCTCATATGATTACCTTTATCAGTTTGAATGCCTGTATCAGGTAGTAATGTAAGTTCGTGTTCTTCTATGAAGTCCTTGAACTCTTCAACACCGTCTTTAGTGAGTTCGTGAAATACATTGTATGTCCAAGAATCACTATCATCTGCTTTAAGTTCTGAAACGCTAGAGCGTTTATTAATCCAATCACCGTCTTCAGTTTCTTTACTTCTGCTAATCCATACTGCTGAATTTTGCATCGTTTCCTCTGCTAATCTCTGAGACTTCTTAATCAGTTCCTGAAGTTTACTATTTTTAGGCATAATGCCCTCCTTTTTAGTTAGTTAAATGGCTTAATTGCCAGACATATAGAAAGCTGTTCTTATTTTTACCTATTAGTAGAGCATTTTTAAGTAATGTTTAGTATAGGTAGTAATAACGGGTGCAACATAGTGTTGCACTCCTTTTTTTTATTTCGTGCTTGTTTATTTCCCCCTCCTCCCCCTAGTCTTACTATAAATATAGCAAAACTAGAGGTGTGGAGAATTAAAGTAAGACTACACAGGGTTTTGTCTTCGCTTGAACAATACCGTTCAGCGTTGTACCTGTAACTGGTTTGCTTATAGTTTTATTTTTGTCCTTTCGGATCACGATAATC